CGACTATCAATAATAGTCGCTCCTGCAGACCAAGATTGGTCGGTGGATTTCTCCACACCGCTATTCACGGTTCTCCCACTGTTACCTAGCGCTCGTCTGGCGTCCAAACCCAGACAAGCTTCGCGGGTGACGAATCACCTTCACGACGACCATCATCACTAGATGGTGCGATACGTCGGGAAGATGCGGATCTCCACCATCTCACGTAAGCCCCAAGCTCGGTCGCATTAGAAAATCTATGCTTCCGGCGTGAGTAACCCACGGAGACTGACCGCACTTCATCTCGCTGGAGTTGTGAATTCCAACGAGATTTCAGATGCTCGTTTCGTACATTCGTGCTATAAAAGGTGCACGAACTGTTACGATCCGAAGAAAATCTGATAGGTAGCTTACTACCTCCTGCAAGACGCAGGCATCTATTAATAATATACGAGCGCAAGCTCATATATCTAAAATCTCCAGCTAAATTAGCTAGAGAAGTAATAGATGGAAGTAACTTTGCGTCAAGACCACTTTTAACAAGCGGCTTGAAGGAAAGGGGTGTTACGTCGAACCCGCACCAGTAGTATTTCCCGCATGATTCACGGAAAGCACTACTAGATAGGAATGACTTCTCGGTATTAACCGAAAAGCCATACGACGTGAGGAGATTGATGAGTATATCCGTGGTATGACTATCACAGATAATGTCATCGCCGTATACGCCCGGTGCCTGATACTTTCGAGAGCGAGGATCGTAAAATCGATCCTTCCGAATATGCTTGCGTATAAAACGCAAGCAGGCGGATTGACTCCCGAAAATATCATCAAGATCGACACCGTACGTAGAACTGTAGTGGTGTCCATAGCTAAGAATCGTCATCGCACAAAAGATAATACATTGTGTTGGGAAACACAGTGCACTACCCATTGGAGCGAATTTATTGACGAGTACCACACTACCATCTGGTACCCGCACTTTTGAAGTGCGAGTAGCAAGCAAGTAGTACAGCACCTCGCGAGGAAAGATTTTCCTAACGAGTTCTAAGCTAACGGAATCAGATGCTGACGACAGGTCG